ACCAATCATAATATGTTCCGACTAAATAATGGGTTTTTATTCTTCTTGGATGGGTTTTCTTTAGATCGTAAATCATATGAGTATGTTTAAAATTAGAATTACTTTTTATTAATGTATTTAAATATTTTTTAGCTTCTCGATATGTTGAAAAGAATCTTTTAATTTTTTTAGGCATAACTAATAATTCCTTTAGAAATTTGAAGGTTCATTTAAAAATTTCAATAAACCTCTTTTATCAGTCGGCACATTAATTGTTTTTGTTCCAACTGATTTTGGTATGTAACCATGTTTTTGTCTTACATTCTTTCTTAATGATGCAGCTTCAGCCTGAGATCCTACCCATTGTGAATCAAAGTTTGATTGTTCAGAATCATACATTTTCCATGCTACAAAATACAGTTTCATAATCAGTCTCCTTTTATATTAAAAGTTAATTTACTTGTTATTGAATTCACAAGTTGCCTTATTTCCATTTGGGGATCTCCAGGTTGATTCATCTCCTCCAGGTTGAGGGATATCCGTTTTAATTGTTGAAGAAGTTTCAATTGATTCAGATTTTTTGTTTTCGGGATCAAAGAGAACAATTTTAATTTCGGTTTCGGTGTACCATTGTCTTCTGCCCTCTGTATGAATGACACGGTATATTACTCCTCTCATGTCAATTCCGCACATGTTTACATAACCATCTTCCATGTGGCGGTTTCGGACTTTTGTTCCAAGAGGGAATTTGAATAAGGATGCTGACGCATCAACATTGTGCATCATATTATATAATTCCTTATCAGATTGGGTATTAGATAATTCCTCATCGAGTAAATCCAATCGATCTTTATCAATTGTTTCAAATTGTTTTTCAAGATGTGCGTCAATGCCCATGCTTTCTTTAAGGTATTCTGATTCTGTATTTTCTTCATTATTATTCGGCATTATAAATCTCCTTTTTTCTCTTTTATATCAAAAGTTAATTTACGTTTATATCTTTCAGGTATTTTATCATCTTGTTCATTAAATATATTAATACAATCTTGAGCTAAATCCATTGCTGCTTGATACCGTTCATTTTTAATGCCCAAAATTATCCATTCTAAAACTTGTTTTGGTGTTAATTGTATTTTTGACATATGTTTATTTTCCTTATGTTCTAATTCCTAATGCCCAATGCCAAAAATACCGGATGGATACAAGTAAGCCTATTATAGCAAAAAAGTAAATTCCTAATGTTTCCCATGTTGTAGTATCTATCCAATACATTAATTGAGTTAATTTATACGGCACATGTATTTCCATTTAGTCCTCCTTTTCTTCTTCTTCTTTTAAAGTTTTAACAAAATTTTTTGCAGCTTTATAAACAATTACTTCTGCAATATCAATTTTGCCTGTTTCTTTAAAATTATTATCAATCATTTCTAAAGCCCAATTTAAATATTCAATAAGTTTTTTTTCTCTTTTATTCATTTTTATCTTTATTGAATTTTGCTAATTGTAATGAAATTAAACGTAGTGCTACTTTTTTTTGTTCAATAGTAATAGTATTATGGCCCCAATAAATATGAAAACTTAAATTATACATAGCAGCACAGATTTCAGTTGGGCATAGCCCTCCACGTTCTGCTAATCGTTCCAGTGTTTGATAGTGATTTTCCATTACTTGTACTCTAAACTGTGCCATAAATTTCATTGGAAGATCTTTAGGAACATTATAAGTATTTAATTCATTCCATTCTTTTTGATTCATCATAATTGGAAATGTTTGTTTAATGGGTGCAGTTAGCATAATTACTCCTTTTAATTATTCCTCCGATACTAATTCATCCTCATTTAAACCACCACCACAAGAAGGACAGCAGTATTCTTTATTGCCATTCCCTGTATGTTCTTCCCATTCTATACCACATAATGTGTTACCACATATAGGGCATGAATAAAGCATCATTGATTTAAGTGGCATTGTCATTTCTCCATTTTTTTAATTCTACAAATCCAATAAGTATTTTGGTGCATTTAGGGCAAGTAAATTCTTGAAGGGAACAACAATAACTATCAAACCAATCACGTAGTTTCATAGCATTCATACAATTAGAACATTGATAGATCTCATCCAGATCTATTTGATCGTCTTCCTCTCAGGCACTATTCCACATTCCGGCACAACGGCCTACAGCCTGATCTTGATTGAGTCCTTCATCCATTACTTCAGGAATGCATCTGCTCATGTACTCCCCTCTTGTTTCATCATCACAGTTTGGTTTTGGCATCTTTGTTCTCCTTATCTAAGATTGTATTTTTTGTTGCTTTGACATGTTCATCTCTTTGTTTTACCCATTCATCAGGATTAAAAATTTTACCACAGACAAGACATATTTTGCCTATAAAGAGATTACCAATGGTCTGTTTTCCGGTAGGTGATAAAATTGGAGAAACATATTTTAATCTGAATGCATCAGTAAAAACCTGACCATTACACAATATGAATTCTCCATCAATTATCTTTCCTCTTGTATCCAGTTTAGGAAGTTGATTGATACAAGTTATATCTTCTGCCTGTTCAATAATTTCTTTAGTTATAACTATTTGTCCTGGTTGTGTTCCTTGATTGCTAAGTAATTTTGGATCAAATTTTTGATTCATGATTTTTTTCCTTTTTATTTAAACATTAAGTACAATTTTTATTTTCATTTTCGGGAGTTGCCATTGTTTTATATTTTCTTCTGGTTTAACATAAATATGTCCAACTGCATGATCTCTTGCGTTTTGTAAAGTAAAAACACCTTCACTAATAGATAAAATAGTTAAATAAACAAATAAAGCAATTAAAAAATATTTAATACAAATTAAACATTGATAAATACCAAGTCGGATTGGATCTGTATCTCTAAGCCATATTTCTGTTCCTTTTTTCCTCCTTTGTTTGTCATTCATTAATAACCTCCTTTTTCAATCGGCATTACCCGATCATAAATTTGTCCAATAAAAAAACGATAACCTTTTTTATGTTTTTTAGATGATGGTATAACATGATACCATACCATATCACCATATGACCAAGGATAAGTAGAAATTTTAAGAAGAATTTGAGTTTGTCCATGTAAAATAATTTTTTGTTCATTGCGTAGACCACATTTATTATATAATATGTTATCACATAAGACTATCTTTTCTACTCCTTCAAATTCTCCGGTAAGAACAATTTTTTCACCTTCAAGAAAAAACAGGTAGGGTTGTTCGATATCATATTGATCACCATAAGACATGATCAATAGCCTGAGTACAATTAATGTTAACCGATATAAGAATTCTGTTTCCATTAGTGATTTCCTTTTTCAGCAAGTTTAACAAGTATATCACCATGACAGGGAAGGGGTTTACAATGACAGCCTAAGATGCGCCCTTTCAATTCATGTCCAATCTCATGAATCAGCCAAGGCTTATTGCGAATGTCTTTGTCATACTTCACAATTACTTCTTCTCTTGTTCCATCAACCCCTTCCCTGAAGATGTTGCCCCACTTTGTTCCTTTGCCAATATAAACATCATAGTCTTCATCTTTAACATTAACTACTTTTGTTTTACAATGTTTATATTTAGAGGCAGCACAAAAAGGGCATGACATATTACACCCTGATAGATCCGCATTAAAAAGTTTACAATAAAAGGTCAGTTTATGTCTTTTTAACTTTCGGTATTTTGGATCGAAGTGTATTTTTCTTTTTTTGTTCATCTAATTTCAACTTTAATGATTTGTTGTATTTTTTAAATTCAGCTTTAACAATTTTTCCCATTCCATTTCCTGCTTCAGCGTAATTAGCAAGTATTTTTATCTTATCCCAAAAGTTGTTATCAGGTACAACTGCGCCAATTCTTATCATAGCATCAGCAAGAATAATAGCAGGGTTATCTGTATTTACAAAACTATTAACTCTTGGATCATATAAATACATGTTATTTCTTTTTTTCTAAGCAAGCGTCTAAGTCTGAACGATTTTTAATTTTTTTCCAAAATTGTCCAAAATTTTTAGAAGTAATCCAAATATGCCAATAGCATTGGATTAATCGTAGTAAACGCTTGCGTCCGTAGGAGGGCTTGGTGCAACGAAATCTAATCCTATATTAACAAGTCCTTGAGTTAATAGTGGTGAAATGTTTCCGGCATCATCAATTGCTGCAACTCCAAAATCGTAATCACCATCGAGATTAGGAAATAAAGGCTGAATATCAAAATGAATGTAGCCATCTGCTTCTGGTGCAGGTATCGGATCTAATTCTGCCTTTTCCAAATAGTTATCTTTGGTGATTGGTTCTGCTGCCGGATTGTGGGGTTTAACATAGATCATGTTTGATACCACATCTTGACTTCCTGATTGTTTAAATTTAATCCTTGCTGCCATGATAATTTTCCTCCTTGTTAAATGATTAGTTATTCAATACCACCGCTTGTTGGTGGTGCAACGTGACCGTAGATCATCCATTTTCCTTTAATATATGTTCCTGGGTTATTTGAATCTTCAACTTTTCCATAAGGTACGCCTTGTGAATCTAATAAGTTAGAATGCACCCAATCAGAGCATTCTCTGGTATCATCGGTTTCAACTTTGTCACAGGTTTTAATATAAAATACCCAAAGACCTGTACGTGGAAGAAACATGGTTGCTCGTATTTGTTGGGTTTTACCAATTAGATATTTTTTTTCTTCTCCATAATTCCATAAATAAAATTCAAAGAAATCAACAAGAGAATTAGTATCATCCCATTCGATTGTTAATGGTACATCTGTGGTCATTGTATAAAGAGTTAAATCAGGATGAATAGTAGTTTCTGCATTACAATAATCAACAAATACACAAATTATAAGAAAAATTAAAATACCAATTAAAGTCCAAAATATTTTTTTCATTATTACTCCTTGAGATGTTCAATTGCATCCTCATATGCTTCTTCATATCCGTTTCTGAATCTCTTGTATAAACGTTTTTGTATATCATTGGGTAAACTGGAGTAACAATTATAACAAAATGAATTGCCCTTTTTTTTATATTTTCCACATTGGCATTCTTCACTTGCTAATTCTTCTAATAAAAATTTAGCATCACTTAATTTCATTAACTATTTCCTTATTTGTCTGACAATCTCCAATAGTTTTTCTTCTGCTTCTTTTAATGTATCATAGACCATAGGAATTTTGTTTTCAACTACTGGAATCCAAAGTTTTCCTTTTCGGCCTTGAATTGCGTATTTAATTATTTTTTTGCCATCTTCTTCAGTCACATATTGTTTAGTTGTTCTAACTCCACCACGTTTCATATTTTTACTCCTAACTTTTTAAGATGAAATTCAATATATTTTATTTGATTAGAAGTTGTTTTATATTTACCTAATTTAGATTTAATATAATTAAGACGTTTGTTTAATCTTTTAATTGATTTTACCTTTCCATCTTTTTCTTCCAGATTAATTAGTTTGCGAATTTTTCCTTTTTTCATTTTTTCTCCTTTTTTTATTTTTAGTGCTTGTTCCTCTTATATAACGGGCTGTTTCTCGATAACAACCAATTAACTTACATGCTTGAGTTATGTTATTGGTTTTTCTTTCAGCAACATTAAGAATTGCTTCTTTACATTGTTGTACCCATTGTTTATATTGAATTTTAAAATTATCTATTTTATATTCAGCAATATATTCTAAATTTGGATCTATTTCAATGAATGTTTTTCTTTTAATTATTTTTGCAAGTTTATTAAGAGCGAATTCTAATTCATTAAATTTATTATTAGGGTTACTTTTTCCAGAAACATAGGCTAATTCATAAACACATTTAATTGCTCCATATACTTTTTTTAATTCTTCTAATTCATCTGGAGTCAATTCAACTCACCTTTATAAAACCAATGTTTGAATTTTTAAGATAATAAATATCTTGCGTTTTAGAAAGGTGTTGCATGTAATTAGGTACTTGGGTTAAGTTTTTAGTATGAACATCATGCCAAGCAATTGTACCACCATCATTTTTCATTAAATATGTAATTGCTTTTACTGAATCTATTCTAACTTCATCGAATCCATGATTACCATCGATAAAAAAGAAATCAACTTCTTTAAATAGGTTAAAATCATAAGTTTGAGAATTCGCATAAATAAGGAAAACATTACCAAGTTCACTGGTATATTTGCCTATGTCTTCTTTGGTTTTACATCTTGTTTTTAACTCATGTTTACTGATTGCTAAATCTTCTTCCATGTAATCCAATGTATAAATTATTTTTTTTGGAAATCTTGATGCTATTTCATAAGTAGTTTTTCCATACCAAGTTCCAATTTCAACAATGTTCTTTTTACAAGATTCTATTAAGTATAATAAAGCCGAAATATCATATTTGTTTGTAGGTCTTCTGCCAAAGTCTTCTACTTCAACTTGCCAATAATGTGGATCAATTATTTTAATCATTTTCTTTCCTTATATACATCATTGAGTTTTTTGTTTGCCATAGATCATTAACAGTTTTATTATTTTTTAAAACATTTTGTATATTGCAACTTGATAGTTTAACAAAGTTAAATGAATTAAATATTTTTTCCCAATATTCAAAGGGCTGACAATTAACATGGTTTACTCCACCTTGACCTACTCTTGCAGCAGAAAATAGTATAGTATCACCTAATCCGGTCAAGGTTTCAATAAATGTTTCTGCAAAGGTTTCATTTATATGTTCTGCCACTTCAAGACTTACTACCAGATCAAATTCTCGATCAAGTTTAAAAGGTAGTCTTAAATTAGAAGTCTTGAAATATTTTTTAGGAATCATTAGATTATCAATCCAATTACCATCGACTCCAATAACATCTGTTATGCCCATCTCCATAGCTGCTTTTAAAAATCCACAATTACCAGATCCAATATCAATGATGGATTTAATAGCAAAGTATTTTGTTAGGATAGGTAGTATTGCTTTTCCAAAAAGATATGGTTTAGTCATTTGTCCTTTTTGAAATTGTTTTCCATATAGTGCAGTACTTTTAGGATCATTTTTCATAGGCATGATCTTCTCCTAAAAAATGTGATTGATGGAGATGTTTATTTTCTGATCTTCCAATATGTTGAACAAAAGAAGGACAGGAAGCAAGAAAAAATTTACCTTTATATTCATGTATCCCCCATTCTTGTAGCCATAGATCGATGCAAGCACCTTTCATTCCTAATGGAATAACATCTTTTTTGCGATATTTAAAAGTATAATTATTGATGTTTTTAATACCATCTGTAATATGTTTTACTGCTTTTAAAGCAATATCCTTTTTAAATAGAATGCATTGTGTACCATAAAACTGTTGAAATGATTCTTCCCAATATTCTACTTTCTTGTTAGTTCTTCTTTTTATTTCTTGATAGGCAGCATAAAAAGTAACCATTGGGTTTTTATTAACTAATTTCTCATGTTTTGTCACATAAGAATTAATTGATTCTAACCAATTTTTACAAAATAAAATATCATCTTCTATTTGAATAATAAATTTACAATTTTTATTTTTACAATGATGTACTGATCGTAACCAATTTTCATTTCTGGTTATATTCTTTTTTGTTTTATGAATAAATGTATTTCTTAATAATTTATATTGATTCAAATAATCAAGAGAAGAAGATTTGCCATCAAATAGATGTAACTCAAATGAAATTTTAGATTCAAACAATCCTGATTTAATTAAACTTTCCATTGTAGTATGTATGTAGTTTTCCTTTGGAGATCGATCAATAACTCGCATTGTGATAAAATATTTCATAGTTTCTCCTTGTTTAAATGAAATCTGAATGGGGATTTCCTTCTGTGATCTGTTGAATTACAATATTATGTTCTCTATAATAACAAATTCCATTTTCACACATTTTTCCAGAATAAACATATGGTTTCATCCATGTTTGAATTATATCTGTAATATCAGTTGAACAAAGTTTATATTTTGGTACAAATTTTCTTTCAAACATTTGAGTTGCACAACAATAGTAAATATTTTTGTCGGTGTTTATAAAAGGTACTAACCACATCATCCAACATTTTTCTGGAATAGAATAATTCTTCTCATGCCAAAAAACTCCAGTTTCATTGAATATTGAATTTAATTTTATTGTCTTATTCAGTGTATTTAGTTTTTTGGCATCATAAGAATTATCAGGAATGATTCTTAAATATCTTCCATCATATTTGTTTTTGAATTCTTTTAATTTATTAAATACAGCATCATTGGTTTTATCATTATAGACATAGGAAAATCCAAGAAAAGTAAGATTTGATATGTTTGTAAAATTAAGTTTATCTTCTGAAACATAATCAAGGGAATTTAATGATATTCTGAGCCATGTTAATTTTTTAAAGGTATCTTTTAACAGATATTTTTTTATGTCTACTCCATTTGATTTTAATCCAACAGAGTATCCAATTGATTTTGCATGAGCAATTATTTCATTGATGTTTTTATGTAATGTAGGTTCTCCTCCAGTGAATTCTACTGAAACTGCACCAAGAGTATGAAATACATTTAATATATTTTTTACTTCTTCAAATGTAAATTCATAACCATCTCTTTTTTTATTTGAACAAAATTCACAATCAAGATTACAAGTATCTGTTAAAGAAAAATGTAAAGATAAAGGTTTAAAAATACCAATTTTCATTTCGTTTAATCGGTCTGTATGAAAAAGAAGTTTAGTTGGGTTACTTGTAAAGTTATTTATATAATCATTCATTTAAAGTTTTCCTATATCCATTGTAAATGTGATATTAACCAGATAATTCCTTTAATTGTTATCCATCCAATAACAGATATAATAATTCCAACAATTATTCCAAACCAAAATAAAGGTGTAAAATCTATAGATGTAGTGATTGGTAGGTCTAATAATTTTAATAGAGCATCATGCATTAGAAAAATCTCCCTACAAGTGAAGTGTCATTGAACCAATACATTTTTTCTGGTCTACCTTCTTCTTCGTAATATTCATTCAATGCTTCTGTGACTCCAGGCCAACCGTTGTAGTCATGCCAATAAATGATTCCATGTCTCGTTTTCATTTTATGAGCATTGTAGGAATCATTTTTACAATTATCTTTTGTATGAGAAGCATCAATGAATATAAAACCATATTTATTCATATATCGTTCAAATTTTAATTTAGCGGTATCTTGCCAAACTTGTACAATTCGACTTGTAATCTCTTTGTCTTGGCCTTGCCAGAGTTTGTGTTTTAATCCAACATATCCACTTTCATCTAAATCTTTTTCTCTTGCTAAAGGATAACTTGTTCTGAGTTTTTTGGATCTTGGTAAATCAACAGTGGTGATTGTTCCTTCTGTATTAATTGCCATATTCAATGTACTTCTACCATTGTAAGTACCAAACTCCATGATCATTGCAGGTTTGAATAAGCGAACTGTCATCACAAGATAAAATAATTCAGTCATTGAGATATTACCTGAAACATACTTTAGACATTTGAAATGAATGGTGGCAAAATCATCGAGATTCATTTCTTCAATTAATTCGATGAAAGATTTGCGTGGTATGATTGGTGTAGGATTACTCATCTTGCTAATGCCTTTCTTTTGCGTTTTAAATGTTCTCTTAGATTCTTCTTTCGTTTTGTTAACCGCTTCATATAAGACTTTCGATTTTGTATCCGTTTGCATCTTTTACAAATTAAGTTCCGTTGTTTAACTGCCCAAAAAGGCCAATTATCATCTTCAATTAATTTAACTTCACAGAATTTACATTTAGGTTCTTCACTTTGAGTAATAAAACGTCTGTGCGCTCCACCTATATGCCCTGCCAATGATTCAGATAAATGAAAAGTCTTTTTGCAATAAGGACATATGTGTTCTCCAATCCTTTTTTTAACTGCGGTTTTATATTTATACATTAACTCTCCTTTATGTGAAAATGCCCCTATCTAATAACATATAATTAATTAAAAGATAGGGGCATATGTAAACACTCCGTTAAAATCATTTATAAATGGGTTTTAAACCTTGCTTTGATTTCATCAGGGCTTTTCTGAATGCAGTTGTTTGTTGTGAAAAAGCTGTCACAGCTTTGTTGGCATTAACTGCTGCTTTCATTTTATCACCATCCTCATAGCAATATTTATTTAGCACATCTGCAAAAGCATCAAACTTCTTTTCTAATGCAGCATATGCTTTGACAACAGCAGCTTCATCACGTTTTAAAAGAGTAAAACCGATAGGTTGTTTTTTGGTGGGTTTCGGCCCAGGTTTCTTACGAACAGTTTTTTTCTGAACTTCTTTGGTTTTAGCCTGAAGATTCTTTCTTCCCTTTGACGTTGTTTTACTTTGAATTGCTTTTTTCATAGTAATCTCCTTACTCAGTTGTTTTTAAAATTCCAACAGGTTTACCCTTTTCCTCTGCCAATACAATAACAAGAGTGTTTACTTTTTTTCCAAACCAATCTGTAACAAGATGAAAAACACAATTTGGAAAAAATTCTTTGAACCAATTGAATTGACCTTTAGTTATATTCCCAATTGATTCAAAATAATAACTATCTTCCAATAAGATAGGTTCTATAAGTTCTTTTTTATCAAAATTAATTTGAAGATCATTTTCACTTAAATCAAAAAGTTGTATCTTCTTTTGAATTTCATTTTTAACTATGAAATCTTCATCAATGGAAAATAACAATATGGAATTGTTATCGGTTAATAATGAATCTGCAAGATAAAGTGTGTCGTTTTCATTAAACAATTGAGAAAGTTTAAATTTTTTGGTAGCTAATTTTTTTATTAATTGTTGTGGTGAACTTTTTGTTTTGACCGATAATTTTTTTCTTACCATGATAACCTCTCTTAATATTCAATTCGATCATATTTATTAAAAAAGTAATTCCAAAGATTAACATTCTGGAGATCATATACATAATCTCTTATGTGATAATTAGAATTAAATTGATCTAATTTATTAGCTATGTTCATTTGAATGATTTGAAAATAAAGTTGCATTGGTTCCCACAAAAAACAACTAAATCTTGGATCTACAAAATTTCGCTTTCTACCATAAGCCGATGAATCGTTGCTTATAGTCCGATTTAGTATATGTTTACATCTGCCGGAAAAAGGTACTGTTTGGTTTTTGGGAATTTTAGCAAAGAAGAATTTAAAATGCATTTTGTTAAAACCATCAAAATAATTGCAAAAGAAACAATAACCAAATTTACAAAACCAATTAGTGTTGAATAAATCAAGAAGTTTTGGAGTTATAAATTTTTCTACATTCTTAGGCCATGAGTTATCTAAGGTTATGTTGGAATCATTTTGTAATATATCTAAATCAACATGCCCATAGTGAGATGCAATTTTGTAAATTTTTTGTCTACGTGTGAACTCCTGTTCTTCAGTCATTAATCGATAATTTATAAATTTAGAGTAAGAAATTTTCAGATGAACTTTTTTCCAATCCGGTAAATTTAAAAATTCGATTTCGTCTTTAATAATCATAAAATTTCCTTTCTGCAATCCAAGTTAAACCATTTAAATATTTTTGTCAAGCCCTAATTGGTTTCCAGAATTTATTCATTCCTCTAACGCCTCTCATTTCCTGATAAACAAATTGCATGAAATGGTCATAATTACATAAATCAATGATACTTGGGCATCTATCAATACTGAAACTTATCCAATCACAATAATCAGAAAGGATGGAATCAGTTTCATATCCATCAATTATTTTTATTTGAGTTAAATTTTTCCGGTATAATTCTCTGCGGTTTTGTTTCATCCGGTTAATTAATAGATCTAAAAATGAATCCAGTTTGTTATTGTTTCTTTTGTATGCGTCTGACCCTTTTTCTTTGTTGTTACGATAAAATGCATTGATGTAAATTCGTTTCCATCGTTTAGCTGCATCAAAGTGTTTGCTACGATATTTAAATAGTTCTTCCTCAAATTTATTATGTTCTTTAATAAAGTATTTTTTCATTCCATTTGATTTACGGAGTAATAATAGTTGATCCAGTTTCCATTTCTTCAGAGTGTTTGCAAGGTAATGATTTTGGGAGCCATACATTTCAATACGTTCAATAATCAACAGGAACTTACTTATATCATTTTCATAATAAAACTTTAACATGTAATTTGTTAAGATTAATAATTTAGTATATGTGAATGAATTAGGATTATCTGTTTTGTGTTTGGAGAATTTTGGATTATCAACATCGTTCCAATAACGCAATATATAATTGGTAACATCATGGTCAAGTGGTTCTTTTGAGAAAAACATTTTAAGATAGTCATGCATTAACTGTTGTATTTCTCTTTTAGCAATAGCATGTCTAACGTTTAATCGTTTAGAACTAAAGAATTTATTGAATTCAAAATCATAGGTATGTGATTCAACATAGGTCAGTATATCCTTTTGTTGATTATCGGGCAAAGAATGCAGTTTAAAGTTAACTGAGGCAAGAATTTCATTGAACTTAGTATGAGCAATATCAGCAGAAGCAGCAATGGGTTTACGAATGGACAGTTTATATTTAGTAATTCTTTTCATATTGGTTCCTTTCTTTAAAGATCTGGCCCTACCCGATTGCTTGCAATCGGTATATTCCGAAGGAATATTATTTCTTAAAGAAGAAGAAATAGATAAACTACTAAAGAGTATGTTATTAGTATATATATAATCTATTAACTGTCGTTGATTTTGAAATGATTTTGGTAGTTTAGATACCAAACGGTTTCGTCTATCTTTGTCAAGGTGAAACCATTTGGTGTGTAGGTGAAACCGTTTGATATTTGGATGATTGATTTTATTGAATAATTTGATTTTGAGAGGATTGATTGGAAGTATGATTGATCGTTGCTGTTTGAATTTTTCTGAGAAGATATGAATTCGGTGAAGGATACCTCTTTTAATTAATCGATTAATTGCCCTGTAGGTTGCTTGTCTTGTTGTTTTCAAACGTTCAGCAAGGGTTTTCATCTTTAGGTAAACTGGAGATCCCCATTGAAAGAAATGATGATGGAGATATTTGATAATTTGTTTTTGTAGAACGGAAAGACCAATATTTTTATAGTAAGATATGACAGAAGAATTTTTGGCCCAAGGACTTCCTTCTAAAGAAATTGTGCCATTGATATAAAATCGGCAATTATTGTAAAATTCAGTGTGTTCATCCCAACAGATCAGCTTATTATTAAATAATGAATTTTTTAGTTGACAGCTTTTAATCTTTGTATTAAGATCTAAATATCTGCTCATGAAAGGTTACTCCTTTTTCCTTTTGTGAGTCACTTTGCCCTATTAAGCGGTTTCTTCCTTTCCTGCTTAATAGACGCTTTGTTCTCCGTTTGTTTTGTGTTTTGTGTTTTTGTTACCCTCCTTCATTAAAGGGGGTTGGGGTTGGTCTCCTGATCCCCTTTAACTCACCATCAACTTCTATTATATCAAAATTCAAGTTTATGTCAAGAATAGTTTTAAATGCTTTACTACAAAGGGTTTACATTAATTCTCATTAAAAGATCTTACGTGGTTGCAATAGTGTTGTGAGAATTGTCCTTGGAATTTTCGTAAAGTCTTAAATCGTGCGCCTTTACGAACATGTTTGAAAGGTGTATTTTTGAAAGGTTCCTGTTGGTAGGTTTTGATGAAACAGGTTAATAGCAGGTGTAGAAGCTGATCCATTGGTATATAATTACCTGTTACTTTTTTAGCTGTGTCTTGAGCCATAATATAGATTTCAGGTTCGGCCTCAACCGTTAATAATAAAAGGTTTTTGGGGTTTGTATTGATTGAAGACATGGGCCTGTTGCATTGAGACTTCAATAACGTTTTAATGTCTTTATTTGTAAGCATCCGGCACAGTTTGTTCATCATAATATTCTGAAAGTCTTTGATAAATGGGAGTTTATCAGGATCATCATTGAATCGATCAATTGTTTTTTTTCGCATTTGATTAAAATCCTTGACAAAATTATATGTTTGCGTTTAAAATAAAAATAAGTTATTATATATAATTGACCTTTTTTATACGGAGGACATGGTGTGATTAAAAAAATCAATCTTGAAATTAAGGATAACGAAAACGAACAGAATAATCAACCAAATATTTTGACCAAATCTAAGCTCTGCCTTTATATGGAAAAGGGTTTAGATATTGAAGGTGCTGCAAAGCTATGTGGCATTTCCAATTATATGCTTTCCGTTTATCGATCCGATCCTGAATTTGAAGAATTTGTTCAAGAGTGTCAAGTCAAATGTGAAGAATCTAATCTGGATAATATAAAGGATGCCGGAGACAATGGTATCTGGAATGCTTCAGCTTGGATTCTTGAAAGAAAATTTCCTGATAAATATGCAAAGAAAGATACTGTACGACATGAGTATGATTTTAAATTATCTTCTTTGCTCCAATTGATTTTTAAAGCGGTTAATCAGCTTGAACCTTTTATTAGACAGTCGTTTATGCAGAAGTTAAATGATCTTGATGTTGATGGAGAAATTATACAATTGCAGGAGCAACAGCTAATAGAATATACGCCTGAGAAAGTGAAAGGACAAGCGACAGGATAAATGGGAACTACAGTATTTGATCAAGACATACGAAAATTTGTAAAGGGATCAATTGCTCAGTTGATGGAAAAGATTGATGTTCCTTATTCAGATATGCTTCCTAAAAAATCTGAGTGGTTTGTTCAAAAGACGTTAAAAGATACCAAAGGAGAATTAGTAGAAAATGAAGCGGTACATAATATTATGCACAGATATATACGGTATGCTAATTCTAAAGGGTTTACAAAGTATCTTATATTAGGAGCATTCGGTCATGGTAAGACTGAGCAAATATGTACCGGATACTTATTATATAGGATAGCTCAAAATCCAAATATATTAATTAAGATAGTTCATGTCTCAGAAACAGAAGCAGTAAAACGTTGTCGGGCAATTCGTGATTACATAACAAAGGATGATGATTTTAAAAGTATTGCTCCTCATATTATACCTACTCCTATTTGGGGATCTCAACGATTTATAGTTAAACGAAATGCAATGTTAAAAGATGGTACTGTTGAAGCCTATGGTGTCATGTCTTTAGCAATTGGTGGTCGTGCAAACCTTATAGTTTTTGATGATCCCCAGGATCTTAAAACCGCAGTACTTGAACCTACCACAAGAGTTAAGATCGAAGATATTTTCAAAAACATCTGGCTAACACGTTTGATACCACAGGAATCAGAAGTTTTGGTTATGATGAATAAGTGGCATGAAAACGATTTAGCTTCAATGATTCAAAATAATCCAATTTGGTCATGGATGAGTATTGCTTGTACAGAAGATAAGAAGAACCTTATTTATAAAGATTCTTTTGGTCGGGAAATGATATTTCCTGTATGGTCTAAATTTAATACGGAAGATCTAATTATAAAACATAAGGAATTAGGCACAAGAGACTTTGATAGAGGTTATCGTTTAATTCCTTATACTGATTCAGATAAAACCTTTCCTAATTTTCTTAAATGTTGCCATTACGGTATCTCTCCTAAAGCACCTATTGAACATGAATCTAATTGGTTGTTTATTGGTGGTATTGACTTTGCCGGATTGCAAAGGCCAGGAACAGTAATGAGTTGTTTAGCTGTTCATAAAAAATCTGGTTTAAAAGTTCCTCAAGAAATAGTTATGCTTAGAGGATCAGGAGATGTAACTGAATACATGATGCGTTGGTATCGCAGGTATGGTTGTGAATTGTACATGGCAGAAAACAATGGTGTTCAGGAAGCATTAATTGATATGTTGATTTCCTCTTTAGGTGAAGATAAACATAAAAGATTTGGAATTAAAATTGAAGGATTTTTAACTGGACGTAATAAAGCTGATCCAATTACAGGATTGCCAAGCATCGAAAAAGAATTTGAAAATCAAGAATGGATGTTTTGTTATCCTGAAGCACCTAATATAAATAATATGGATGAAAGAAATCCTTGGCATAAATTATATTCGGAATACAAACATCATCCATTTTATGAAACTACAGATATAGTAATGTCTCTTTGGTTTTGTCGGGAAGGTGTCAAGAGTTTATTACGTGGGTCTTCCGGCCCTCATGTGTACTAATCTCAAAACACGTTAAAACATACTAAAGTATGATAGCGTAGGAGAAAAATTATGCGATTCGGGCCACTTGAAATTAATTTTAGATCGAAAAGCTATGAGCAGTTGTCAACAATGATCAGAAGGGAGAAAGCAGGAGAAGTTACTAATTTAAAACAGCAACCTAAAGCACAGTTACAAGAATATAAATCATGGGCTTATTCTTGTGTTAGTTTAATTTCAGATAGAATATCAACATTGCCCTTTTCGTTTTATCGTAAAAGTACTGAGGAAGAATTAACTACAACAAGTAAAAGTTATAAAGTTTATACCAAACCTTTTTATCATCCTAATGATTTTATGAGTTTTCGTTTTATAAAAGCATTTGTTCAAATTCAATTAGATATGTGTGGAATGGGTGTTCTTTGGAAAGGATATAATAAATTAGGACAAGTGTGGGAACTTTGGCCTTTGAATATGAATGATTTTATGAAGGTTGATGTTGAAGGTGAATTAACTAAACCACAAGTTAAATATGTTTTTAAAAGTGGTATGAATTTTATTGATTTTGATATTAATGAATTAATTGTTATTAATTATGTGCATCCAACAAATCCTTATATTGGAGCAAGTCCAATACAAGCACAAGCGTATGCTCAAGATATTGATAGTTATATTGAAGTTTATGAGAGAGACTTTTTTAAGAATTCTGCCCGAATAGATTTTGCTTTAACTACTGAAGAAGCACTTGATCAAGATAAAGCAGATGAAATCAAATCACGTTGGAAAGCAAAATATGGACAAACATATCACGATGTAGCTGTATTAGATTCAGGATTAAAGCCAGTTCCATTACAATATGCAAATCGTGATTTTGAATTTTTGAACCTTGCTCAATGGACACAACAAAAAGTATTTGCTGCTTATCGTGTTCCTAAATCTAAATTAGGATTTGGAGAAGGTGGTAGATCAGGTGATGTTCAAAGTGATATATCATTTAATAGAGAATGTATTCAGCCAAGACTTTCAATGTGGGATGAAGAATTGACTGAAGGTATTCTAACAACGTTTCATGATGATATTTCTTTTAAACATAATAATCCAATCCCAAGAGATCGTTTAATTGAAGTACAAGAAGGAAGACTTCATGTATCTGCTCCAACGTTAACTATAAATGAATTTAGAAAAACAACACATAAACTTGAAGCAGTTGATGGTGGTGATCGCTTGCTTGTTTCAAAAGATATGATTCCTTTAGATCGGTTAGATGAAGTTATTGATGCACAGCTTTTAGCTCAGACAGCAACCGATGATGAAGATGATGATCGGGATGATGAGCCTGATTCTCATGTAAATCCTGATGGATCAGATGATCGAGATGATAATCCTACTGATGATAGAAGTTTAGATAACGGTCATTTTAAACTTCTTCATGAAGTACTTAGAAATACATTAAATGATTATATTAAAGAAAAACTTTTTTTAATTAATCCTAATGAACATTTTGAAAATAATCTTAAATATATATTTGTTGATATAACGTGTGGTATGGTTATTCATATACTTGAGTACTTAGGAGAAAAAACAATCTTTGATGATATCAATGTAACAGATTGGATCGCTCCAACGGTGGGTAAGGTAGTATTTGAGTATAAGAATACATTGTTTAAAAACCCTAAATGGAAAGATTATGATTGGAATGATTATATTTTAAAACAATTAGATTCAAATCCAAGACTTTCAAAAATTACAAATTCCTTATCCAGAGCATGTATTAATTATGCCAAATGGTTGATCTTTAGTAAGCGAAATGAGGTAATGGTGTGGGTAATAAATAATAATGATTGTGGACATAAAGGTAAGTTAAAAGACATTGATTCTAAAGATCATTTTCAACTTGGTAACATGCGTGTGAGATTTCCAAATGAAATATTAAATTATTCTTGCGATTGTACAATAGTAAAGGAGTAAATTATGTCATATGAAATTTTAGCAAAAGATGGTCGAGCTATTTTAAAGGATGATGTGCCAATCAGGGCAATGGATGTTACAGTGGAAAAAATTGAACAGTTGGATGATACTAATAAGTCTTTTGTTGCTATAGCTTCAACAGAAGATGAAGATCGAGATAAAGATATTATCCGGCAGGAGGGATGGGATCTTAAAAATTTTAAAAAGAATCCAATGATTCCCTGGGGTCATAATTATTTTGGTGTTCCAATTGCACGATCTTTGCGAACATGGGTAGATCATGATACAAAGAGTCTTTTGTTCAAACCTCAGTTTGATGCTGATGATGAACAAAGTATGAAAATTTTTAATAAATACAAAAATGGTTTTCTTACTTCTTTTTCTGTTGGTTTCAGAGGAATCAAATTTGAATATCGTGATGAAGATGATCGTTGGTGGGGAGGAATAGAATTTCTTGAACAAGAACTTCTTGAAATTTCTGGTGTTACAATTCCTGCTAATCCAAATGCGAGAACTTCTTTTCATGGTGGAGATAAAGTACAAAATCTTTTACAGTTAGGTTATCCTACAAAATTTGCTGAAACTGAAAGTGGTTTTTTTTATCCGGTACGTGAATTAGGAGAGTTTATTAATCCTGAAATTAAAGAAATTGCAGAAGGTATTCAAGCAGTTTATGCAAATACTATTACTTGTATAGATAAAGGAGAAATTGAAGAACCTATTGTTATTGGTTATTATTTTGATCCGAATATATGGAATACTGGAGAAGTTAAATTTTGGATTAATGATAATATTGATAACAGTTATAAATTTCATTATTATGATTGGAAATGGATGGATAAGGAAAATGATTTTGCAATTGAGGAAAAAGAAATTGATAAAGAAATTCCTCATTATGATGAACCTATTAAACTCATGACAACGGAAGATATTCCTGCTGATGATGAAGATGATAGCCTTCAAAATGAGACATTGCTTCAAATTACTGAAGCAGTTGAAAAGGTAATGAAGGAACAAATGAATAAATTGGTAGAATCTCTTGCTGATGCTTTTGATGAAGTTTTTGCTAAAATTTTAACACAACTTGACGATATCAAAAAACTCATTAATGAAAAAGAACTTGTTTCTGATCTAAATTTGGATAATAATGATAATGTTGATGATGATTCTGATCCTGATAAGTCTAAATCAAAAGACAATGATGAAATTGAAATTGATGATTCGTTAATATCCCCTGACGATGATAAATCCAATTCTGATGAAACCATTGAAATTGATGATACTATTTTAGGATCAAAAGTAATTGCCGATACGGTTAATGGTGCTTTTAGGCAGAAATTAAAAGAAACATTTAAGTCTGTATTAAAAATCGAAATTTAAACTACTAATTATTATAGGAGGAATATTGTTATGAAACTTAACAAAGATGAACTTATTACTCTGTTAAATACCCAAGTTAAAGATTATATGGCAGGAGATGATTTTTCCGGTGTAGTCAAGGGTACGGTACAGCAGATGATCGATGATTTGCAAAATGATGTGGAGCATCCATTTAGTAAGCAGCAAACCAGACACATCATTGAAGACACCGCTACTTTTAGGATTGATGGTGGTGTTGTTCATACCGAAAAAGGCTCAGTTATCAATCTTAACAACAAATCAAATCCCTGGATAAAGTGTTCTGAAGAAGTATCCAAATGGGCAGTAGACTTTGCTGTATATTTGAAATCCGGTATTGTTAGCAAGTTTTTGTCAGAATCAATTGATGATGAAGGTGGTTATCTTGTACCGGAGGAATTCCGTAACATGATGATCATGTATGATTCGGAAGATACGCTTGTTTGGGGCAGATCAACCGTTTGGCCTATGAACGGTGAAAAGATCCAGTTTCCGAAACTCAATCAAAATCCTGATGTAGAAGACAATGGCTTTGATCACTTTGCCGGAGTCTCTTTTGGATGGGTTGAAGAAGGTGGAGAGAAACCCGAAACCGAACCGACCTTTGGTATGGTCGAAATGATTGTTCATGAACTCGCAGGATATACGGAAATCACCAATACCTTATTGGATGACTCTGTGATTAACTTAGTTAATTATTTGACTCGTCTTTTCAGAGCAGCATGGTATTGGTACACCGACAAATCCTTTATACAAGGCACAGGAGGAAAACAGCCTTTGGGTATCATCAACGATCCTGGTGTACTTTCCGTTTTCCGTCAGACTTCTTCTACCATTGTATTTGATGATTGTTTGAATATGGAATCACGTATGCCTGCTGTTTTTGACAATGGTTCCGTATGGTTTATTACAAAACAAGGGCGTACAGCCATTCGTGGTCAGAAAGTTTCAGGATCTTCCGATGAACTCGTATTGCAGGAGATGTACGGAGATCACACTAAGGGTTATGATATGACGATCCTGGGAAAACCTGCTTATTTAGCAGATGGTAAAATTCCTGCCCTTGGATCTACCGGAGATCTAATTCTTGGAACGTGGTCATGGTACTATATTGGATTCCGTCAGGACTTCAGTATGGATTCTTCACGCCATTTTAAATTCCGTAATAATAGAACGGCACTCAGATGTTCCGGTCGTCTTGATGGTCAGGCAGCAATTCCGCAAGCCTTTGTCGTTTTGGATGCTGCTACTTCCTAATTTTTAAATAGGAAGTGATTCTTAATTAAAAACTAATTTTTTTATAAACTTATTACGGAGGTAATTATTATGTTTGATATGCTTAACAATTACAAATTCGGATATTTTCAGCAAGCAGTTTCCGATGCTGCCGGAGCAGCAGCTAATGCTCCTGATGATAATGGTGTTGATCTTTGGACAGCTTCACAATTGCCCAATAGTGTTCTTATTATTGCTGATGTAGGTAGTATTGGTTCAAGTGGAACTTTGGATTTGATTGTGCAAGATTCATCAGATCAATCAACTTGGGATGCAGATTTTATTACTGTTGCCCAAATTGTTGCTGCCGGACTTTATCTCATTGAGGTATATGATCCTAACCGTTATATTAGGGTTAATGTTAATGTTTCTGTCGATGCTGTTGTTCATTCATTGCTTTATATGACTTATGAAAATCAGCGTAGACCTGTAACGCAGGTAGGCACAAGTCCAACATTGACTTATGGTACTGGCAGAAAACCAAAGGTGTCTACTTCTTAATTCTGGTTGTAGGAATTGTTAATACTGGAATTGTAGGCGTAAGGGTAGATATTCCGGTATCTACCCTTTTTTTCTTAGGAGGTTATCATGAAGGTAAAAGTAAAGTTGTTAGATCGGAATCTTATTAGACATTTTGGTGGAGTTATACAGGAAATGGAAATTGGTATGGCAAAACGTTATATAGAACAAGGAAAAGCGATTTTTAATGATTCAAAAAATGAAATGAAAATGGAATATGGCCCTCCAAATAATAAAGCAATATTTCAGGCTCCAGAAGATAAAGCCTTGGAGGATTATTCTAATCATCGATATCCTGGCCCTGGAGATAAACTTTTTCCACATATAAAAAGGATAAGGAAAGATGGCCTTAAATGATAATGCATTAATAGATATTGATTATTATGCTGTAATGTCGGAAAGTAGTCTTGATCTTGGTGAAAGAAATATTATAGAAGCTATGATTGAAGCT